TTATATTGATAGTCTGCCAGAATTATAACGATCTGCGGTATGCTAGATGGTACCATTATGTCATACAGATTATCATACAACTTACGGAAGAATGTCGTGCTATCAATATCTGTCGTTGCTGCCCATTTACGAACGGACGCAAAATCTTTATCTTTCATATGCTTGACAATCTGAGTAATAGATGTGTCACCAATCTGAGATAAGATTCCTACATCAATCTTGCCGAGTTGAGAGTAGCGTTGAAGTTCATTAATAATACGCCGAAAATCTGGAAAGTGTTTCTTGACAAGTTCGGCGATTACCTTATCATCATACTCTACATTCTCCGTCTCTAGTATAGTTTGAATACGTTTGAAGAAAGCACCTGCCATCTTCTGCTTCTCACCATTTTTCAAACCAAATTCAATGACTGCACACCTTGAATGGAGTGGATCAATGATACGATTCTTAAAGTTACAAGTGAATATGAATGAACAATTACTTGCGAACTCTTCAATCGCATTACGAAGTGCTGGTTGTGTTGAGTTTGGATTTAGATAATCTGCCTCATCAATGATGATGACCTTTCGACCACCACTGAATGACATTGACGATGCGAAGTTTTTTATCTTAGTACGAAATACATCAATGCCCGACTCATCAGAACCATTGATTACCATGTAATCGGCACCGATCTCGTTGCACATTGCTTTCGCTATTGTTGTCTTGCCTACGCCCGCTCCACCAGTCAGTAGAAGATTTGGTATCTGCTTTTGATTGACGTACTCCTGAAACGGAACTTTCAATCGTTCTGGCAGAATACAATCTTCTACTGTTTGGGGGCGATACTTTTCTGTCCACAGAAATTGTTCCATGAAAACCTTTCACATAAATCATAATATAAAATAACAATCAGTCTTTTTGATTCAGTCTAGCAACTACTTCAAGGTACGGTTCTTTGACATGCCAATCAGTACCATTGACACCAAAAATTACTGTACGCATCTGTAGTTTAGCATTTTCATCAGGACTAATCAACTCAAATACGGATGCCACGATATCTGAATTGATAGCAATCGATTCGCCATCAAATGCTGACGATGCATTAGTAAACATTTTCATTGCCATAATTAAGCCTTTGTAAAAGTAGAACCAGTTTCAGTTGCAATCCAATACTGAATATTCAATGTCTTATGTTTAAAGTTTGAGATACCTTTAGACGATATTTTAACATCGTAACCACCGGATAGCATTTTGAAGTTCTCGGTCTTGAAGAACATACGATACTTATCACCATTGCCTTTAGCAATCTCAAGTGAGTCTGTATGTGCTGAACTATTTGCCAAGTCTGTTGTTGTGATAAAGACTGCATCGCCATCAGATTCAACAACGATATTAGGTGATGATAGAACATTTGCTGCTCTCATTACCCAATCAAAATCTTCTGCCGACAACTCGAAAGTAATTTCAGTCTCAGGCATTGCCAATGTTTTATCTGGTGCGGCAACGATCATGCCGGCGGCACAGAAACGATACTTGATTTTGCTACGACCTTTTAGACCAGAGATAAGAACATTCTCATTATCAAAGTCCAGTGTGGCATCTTCTTTGTGAAGAGACAGAACAGAAAGGAATTCATTCAGATTATATACACCAAAATCTGCTGGAATTTCTTCAGTAATGGTTGCTTCGGCAAGAACATTCTTACCACCAGATACTGTTTTCAAAGTCTTACCTTTTTTGAACATGATACTCTGATTGATTGAAGCAAAGTTCTTCAATACATTTAGTGTGTCATTAGACAGTTTCATAAATTACTCCATAATTAAAATTGTTTTTCACGTACATTTATTATAGTCTACCAGTATACTGAGCAACCGCTGGCATATTACCAGTGAATGCATAGGTACCAATGTGTTGTGTTTTCATCCATGGGCATAGGAAGATTTGACCACCCATCTTGCGCCACATCTGACAGAACATATAATCTTCTGATAGATAACGTTCAGAACCACCACCAACGATAGAGTCTGTAGTATCAATGACAGTATCAAAGTATGCATGAATGTAACGTGAACCATCAAAGTGTGCTTGACCAACATGATCGGGTTTGTATTTGATAGTTGGATACTCTGCTGCCATCTTATCGAATACGTGGCGCTTGATCATCATATGACCAGTACCAATTTCCATAACTTCTAATGGTTCAGAAACTTGGAATTGTTGCGTACCTTTAACAACGTTGAACACATATTCGCCAACCAGATTCTCAAGTTCTTTGGGATTCAAGTCTGGATTCTTACGTGCGGTTTCTGCAATGTTTGCCCAGTTGATAGATTTCTTAGGGTAAGGACCACCAACAACATCTTTATCGAGTGCCATCAGTGCTACGATATCGTTCGGATCAAAGTGAATGTCCGAGTCGATAAACAACATGTGTGTGAAGTCTGTACGAAGGAACTCATCGACCAAATAGTTTCTGGCACGTGTGATAAGTGATTCGTTAAAAAGGAAGGAGAACTTTACTTCAATACCGTAACGCATCATTACGGTTTGTAGATCAAGACAAGATTTCACATACAGTCCGTGTGACATACCACCATACATTGGTGTTGCCACGAACAGTTTGTTCTTTCTCAATTCTTCAATGTTTACTTGTATTTGCATAATTTATCCATAAAAAAAGAGTAGAGACACAGAATATATATGTCTCCACTCCGCAAAGTTTCAAACTATTTTAGGCAAATGCTTGTGCGCCCATAACTGCGTATGCTGTTGCAATCATAGCACGTGTTGGCTTACCCAACTTGTAAGAAGTACCTTTTTCTTTAGTGGTATTCTTATAGATGCTGTAACCCTCGGCACGAAGTTCAGCAATACGTGCTGGAAGATTTGCTACACCGTAGCGGGCACGTGCTTGTGCTTCAGTCAAAGATTTACCGGTCTGGAAAAACTCGACCAGTTTTTCATTTTGAGATTTTGCTACTGACATAATATAACTCCATTTTTTGTATCACACAATAATCGAGAGGTGATACTTCTCTCTTTAGAATACAATTATGACACAGGTGTTACCCTGTGTCAATCGTTTACACGGTAAATGTGAATTAGAAGGGTACTTCTACCGATGGGTCTGTTGCTTCTGGTGCTGGTGCTGGTGAAACAGTTGGGTCTACGCCAGCATCAATCTTGGTATACAGATCAAGGAAGGTAACTTTCGTATCGGTATCGAAACGATTCAAGCAGAACTGAATTGCTTTCAATTTGTTACCGAAGATACCATAGGTCTTTACAATGTGTACCAGACGGCGAGTGGAGATAACCTCATCACAACCACCTTCTTCAAAGGTACTACGAATTACTGTAGCCCATGAAACAAGTTTATCTGCAAAATCTTTATCTTCTTTACCGACAGATTCCAATTCTTTAGCAACAATTTTTTTCTCAACTGATGCTGGTGCCCATTCTTGTTCGAATGTATTTGGGAAACGTTCAAGGAACGCTTCATTCAGAACATTGGTAAACATATAGCGACCATCTTCTGAACCTTTACCTTTTGTATTTGCAGTAGCAAACACTGTAAAGCCAGGTGCTGGTGTGATTAACTCATTCTTTTTCTTTAGCAAGAATGGTTTGCCCTCGAATACACGTTGGAGGCATGACAGGTTATTTGAACCGTAATCAATTTCATCAATACACAATACAGCACCTTGACGGGCAGCAAGGGTAACTGGACCATCACGCCATTCCATCTGACCGTTAATCAGTACATAGTTACCAAGCAAATCACCCTCATCGGTATCTGGTGTCATTGATACGCAAACGAATTTGCGTTTTGCTTTGGCGCATGCCTGCTCAATGGACATTGTCTTACCATTGCCAGATGGACCAGTGACGAACACAGGGAAGAACTGTTTTGATTGTATGATTGACAATACATCTTCAAAGTTGCCAAATGGTACATAGTTGTCATATTTGACAGGCACCAAATCTTCCATCTCAAGTTCTGTTACTACATTAGCAATACGATTGCCAGTCTTTTCTGTAGGTGCTATCATTGGCAATACCTGAGCAGCCATTTGGACTGCCGGAGAAGCCGCTGGAGCAACTTTTCCAGAGGCATTGGGTACACGATACTGACCACGGCCAATACGATTGGTTTCATCTTTGTAGTACCATTGTGGATCAGGAATGCCCAAGGCTGCAGCCATGGTACGCATATCTTCTTTGGTTAGGAAAGGCAGACCTGAAGCGGCTGCGGTATCGAGGAACAACTGGCGCTTGGCCGGGATGCTTGACATAATATAAACTCCTATCAACTAATCAGACTTCATTATATATGGTACCCGACCGTTTGTCAAGTGGTCGGGTAGTTATCAAACTGCTATCTGTGTTATGAATCTTGAAACTAACACACGGTTGATCTGGCGGGTCTTGTTGAATTTTAGAAATGCTTTGGTAAGTGTTGCCGTTGTTGCCTTACCATTCACTTCAAAGGTTTCATCATCAATTGCCAGATCATTACCAGCAGGTAAAATATAGAAAGAATCGTAACCTGGATTTTTTGATTCGAGGTACTTTTCTTTTTTCAACTTCTTTACATGTTTTGTAATCACTTCACTTGCTTCATGGAATTTGTGGCGAACGGCGTTCAATTCATCATTGAATAGGCGGCGCTTCAATGCTGCTTTTGCACTGGTAATTGGTGTCAAATAGAAACCAACAATCTTGGTACCAGTTGTTTTCTGCAACCACTCACATACACCTTCACGAACATCATCATCACCCATTGGCAGGTTTACTTGTACTTTGTTTTTCTTATCGACCAGAAAAACGTTTTGATTGTTTGAATCAAAGTATTTTGCCTTCTCATCATTTTGTGCATTGAACCAGCATATCGTATCAGCATCACCGTCATGGACAATTGTAGTATTCACAATGTCTAAGTTATTAACACGGCGAAACTCTTTGATGATTGGTTGCATGGCAATCAATGCTTCGGACAAAGGTGTATTTGATAATGCATCACATTGTGGACGCATGAATCTACCACGTGAGCCGTGACGGTGTGACCAT